CACCGCTGAGGGTGGGGCTCCAGCATCTCCCACGCCGGGTCCTTAGGGGGACCAAGCCAAGTCGATTATTCAATCTCGTGCCTGAAAGAATAATACCGTTCATCGCTGAAAACGTAAGCAACGTCTTCGTTGATGAGCTTGTCGCAAAGAATGTCCATGTCGTAGTAACCGATATCGTATTTGGCCATGATCACTTCGAGAAACTCGTCATCAGATAAGACTAAAGGATCATCAAGTGCTGCTTGCAAAACGCCATCAACAGATGAAACGTCCTGGCGGCTAAACCAAGTTAAGTCGTGCAACTTGATATCACATACAGAAACACCTGTGGATCGGAAACGAGAAATAAAGCGGTCACGGAGGTAGCGAATGTGACGAAACTCGTAGGCGTAAGAAAGTGATTTTCCGGCCATGTATACTGCATCACTGACATCTTGATTGCGGTTAGCTCGTGCATTGAACCTACACAAAGCTTTGCCAATGAGGGGTACCATGACGTTCTCATCACCTTTTGGTACAAAAAACCGAGAGAGGAAAGTCAAGTCACACCAAAAAGAGCGCTGCTGAGCCTTAAGCGTCATACCAGCTTCTAGACAGTGATCAACCCACTTATCAATCCGAAGACCTCTCTCATCACACCTACTTGCTATATCGTCACCAAGCACAGCCACCTTAGTGTTTCTAAGTCGTTGTTCAACACAATTAGAATACCAGAGGCACAAATTCCAGACCGTGTTGCGTCCAGTGGTGTCTGTACCACCTGTAGCTAACTGGTAGAACAGAGTGGCAGAGACACCATATTGAAAAGAACGAACATCAAATGTGCGTGATAACTTCTTGTACAAAGAAACATACCAACGGGGGGCACCACAAACACGTAGCCAGAGTGCAAAAATTTCATGAACCTGCTCGAGTTGACTCCTGTCATTTGCGGAAAAATCGCCTTCATAAAATCTACCAGGACCGTGCAGGAAATTGGCAATTTCCACATCCTTCTTGGCATAGGCGAAACAAACGGCACCAACCTCGGGGCATGAAAACTCGTCTAACGCGCAACAAAGTCTCTTATTGAATTCATCCATAAGAGGGCCGGTGAGAACATTGTATTCATCAGAACCGACATAAATAATACGCGGAGCCCATGATGTGTCATTTCGTTTAAGGAGTACTTCACCTTTAACCATAAGATCCCTGGTTGATAAGGTGCGAAAGTCACAATCGTGCAAACGTAACAAAGCCTCATGCATTCTCTTTTGCTTATCATGAGAAAACTTTGCCACCCAACGATCGAATATATCTTGAGACCAATCGAAGGGAGAAATTTGCGGGAAGACGAGGCGAGCCAACCTAT